TACTGGTCCACAAGGTAATACTGGTGCTACTGGTAACACCGGTGGTACTGGTCCACAAGGTAATACTGGTGCTACTGGTAACACCGGTGGTACTGGTCCACAAGGTAATACTGGTAATAATGGAAACACTGGTGGTACTGGTCCACAAGGTAATACTGGTGCTACTGGTAACACCGGTGGTACTGGTCCACAAGGTAATACTGGTGCTACTGGTAACACCGGTGGTACTGGTCCACAAGGTAATACTGGTAATAATGGAAACACTGGTGGTACTGGTCCACAAGGTAATACTGGTGCTACTGGTAACACCGGTGGTACTGGTCCTCAAGGTAATACTGGTGCTACTGGTAACACCGGTGGTACTGGTCCTCAAGGTATTCAGGGTGTCACTGGTAACACCGGTGGTACTGGTCCTCAAGGTATTCAGGGTGTCACTGGTAACACCGGTGGTACTGGTCCTCAAGGTATTCAGGGTGTCACTGGTAATACTGGTACAATACCAACCAATTATGTAATCTCATTCAATGGACTCACGGGTGCGGTAACTGGTGTAGCATCTATTCGTGGTCTTACTGGTACTGTTGGAATTACCAACGGCAACGGAATTGGTCTGAGTGTTTCTGGTCAAACTATGACCTTCAGTAATACTGGAGTATTGAGTATTGATGGAGGTACTGGTGCAATTACGAATGTTGCAAGAACAAATGTAAATAATAATTTTTCTGCTGCACAAACTGTAACTGGTGCTATTACTTCTTATGATTTGGGTACTGATCATAGTATTCTTTTAATTCCTAGTACAGATAGAATACGTTTTTATGATGCTGGTTTTGGTAATAGTCTTGAATTATATGCGGGTGGCAATTTAAATAATCAGGTAATTGCTTTCCCCAGTTCTAATACGACTCTTGCAGGACTTGCAATTTCTCAAACTTTTAGTGCTACAAATACTTTTACTCCCGTTACAAATTTTGCTTCTGGTATCTCTGCTGCTGGTGGAGTAACATTTGCAGGAACTCTTAAAGGAGTAACATCAAACTTTACAGGACTCGTATCATCTACTGTAGGTTTCTCTGGTCCCGGTACTAATATCACAGGTCTTGTTTCCTCTTTTAACGGACTCACGGGTGCAGTTACAGGTGTCACTGTTGGTGGAACCAATGTCTTCACGGCACTCAATACTTTCAATGCAGGTATTAGTGCTTCTGGAATTACTGTTGGTGGAAGTATAGTCCTTCAAAATCAAGAATTTATTCGTAATACCACAGATGGTCGTATTGATTTTATGCCTGCACCATCTGGGTCCACATTATATGGAATGTATATGGACTTCACCTCGTGGGGTTATGGTACAAAATTAGGAACAATACGATCATCTGATAGTAGTCTAAATGCAGCAGGGTTTTTATTTGATACTTCAATTACTATAGGAAATAATGTAAGAACAAGTTTGGGCAGCAATGGGCAAAATGGTATTGTTCTTTCAGATACAGGAAATGATACAATTCAGTTGTATACATCAACTATATCTGGAACTAATAGTGGTGCAATAGCAATTGTTTCTGAAGATGCTACAAACAATGCAAATCGCAGCCCTGTTACCGTACACACTAATCCAAATCTTTATGTTTACCGCACAGGTGTAACAAGTGCCAATGATTTCATTCGTGTGGAACATAATGGAACCAATGGACTTATAGTATCTGGTGGTACATCTGGAATACTCTTACAACCTGGATCAGGTGTTTTGGGTGTAAGTGGTGGTATCAGTGCTGCTGGTGGTGTAACATTCTCGGGATCCCTACAAGGAACCACTGCAAACTTTACTGGGTTAATTAGTTTTACCGCAGGATTATCGGGAACAGGTATTACACTCAGTGGAAATCTTTCAGCGGCTACAAAATCATTCGTTATTCCCCATCCAACTAAACCGCATATGACACTACAACACGGTTCTTTGGAAGGACCGGAGAATGGAGTTTATGTGCGCGGTCATCTAATAGATGTAAATACCATTCCAATTCCAGATTATTGGTATGGGTTGGTAGACAGTAGCACTATAACAGTTAATCTCACAGAGATTGGTGTGCATAACCCTCACTGGGTAGTTGCAATAAATGATTATAATATTACAGTAGCAAGTGAAAATAATAATATTAACTGTTTTTACACTGTGTGGGGTGAACGCAAAGATGTAGGAAAAATGACAGTGGAGTATTAATCATGGCTGTTCAGTACAATGCTGGTTCTATAGCAACAGATGGTCTGGTTATTCTGATTGATCCTGGTTCACCGAGATCATATAATGGTTCTGGTGTAACCATGACCAATCTTACAGGAAACGGATTGAATGGAACACTAACAAATGGTCCCACATACACTTATGCTAATGCGGGATCGTATATTACCACAGATGGAACAAATGACCACATTCAATTTCCTGATAGCAGTCAGTACCAATTCCTTGGAACATCACCTTTTACCATTGATATGTGGATCTACCCACTAGCAGTTGGTGGATATCAGCGAATACTAAACCGCGAAAGCAGTCCTGGTAGTCTTCGTGATGGTTATACTGCATGGTTTCTAGTAAGTACTGGAATTTATTATGTTGGATTTGAGCGATTTGGGGCTAATGTGAATGGAGGAGTTAGTACCAGTATCAGTAACCCAATAGGACTATGGAGCAACTATTCATTTGTATATAACGGAACTACTCTGACAATATATCTCAATGGATTACAAATCACATCAGCCACATCAAGCGTAAGTATTACCAATACTACAGAACTGTTGACTTTTGGTGCAGCAATAACATACGGTTCGTACTCAAACAACAGATTCGGTCAAATCAAAGTATATAACCGTGCTTTATCTGTTAATGAAGTATATAACAACTACATGAATTTACGAGTAAGGTATATAGTATAATGGCTCTACAGCACTCACCACAAATACCTGGAGACGGCATCATCTGGTTCATGGATGGGGCTAATTATCGCTGTTATGCTGGTACAGGTTTGACTGCTTCAGATATAAACACAACCACAACAAAATATTCTGGTTCTTTGGTGAATGGGGCAACATTTAGCAGAGAAGGTGGCGGATGTTTTGTGTTTGACGGCACCAATGATTATATTACAGCAGGAGATGTTCTAGATCAAACTGCATCTGATATATCTTTGGTGTGTTGGGGAAACCTACCGACTTTAAATAGCAGCGCAGCACAGGTGAATGCATTCATTCACAAGTTTGGGGGAAACGGCAACTACCGCTTATATGTAAGCGGTGTATCTCCAGCAACCACTGGTACTTTAAACTATCAAATACGAAACAGTGCAAGCACAATTGATGCTATAAGCAATTATGTGGGGCTTCCAACCGTTACAATCAATACATGGAATCACATAGTAGTAACTAACGCATATTCTTCTCGTGCTGTGCGGTTGTATTTGAATGGAACTCTTCGGAGTAGTTGCACATTTGGAATAGATCGTGGAGATACAACAGCAACCCTTGACTTGGGTTACGCATCAAACAACGGTGCATATACTAATGGCAAGATAGCCGTGGCTATGCTCTACAATCGTATACTTTCAGCAGATGAAGTTTCCCTTATGTACACATCTACGAAAGGCAGGTTTGGACTGTAATGGCAATACACGCAGGACCAGATACAACCGATTCAAATATCATATTTCAGTTTGATGCGCGTAATACTCGCTCGTATCCTGGATCGGGTTCCATTTTAAATGATTTAAGTAATCAGTTTAGTGGTTCTACACTACAAAACGGTGCTACCTATAGTCAGGAATCTTATGGAAGTATTTCATTTGATGGAACCAATGATACTATAGAAACACCAATACGAGCAGAAACATATGTACCTGCTCTTTCTAGTTGGTCTATGGCGTGTTGGATTAAAGTCACTAATTTTCCAACTGGTGGTCTAACAAATAGAGAAGGAATGGTGTTTGGTAGTGCTTATTATGCCGGAACAGGAATATATTTTTCTTGTACTCCAGCAGGAGACTTTAGAGTTCGTGGGTATATTCGTGGACAAGACCAAAATAGACCGACCAGCAATTATAGTTTAGTATTAAACAAAGCACACAATCTGTGTATTGTTAATGATCGTTCTGATACCACTTTCAAATTGTATATGGATGGAGTATTGAGAGAATCAATAACTGGTCCCAGTCAACAATATAATCCATCATTAACAGTACCACCAAATTTTGAAAATATTCGTATGAACAAAGATGAAATTGATGGTGGTGGAGTAGAAACATATACATATTTTCAAGGTTATGGATATCAAGCAAGCATTTATAACAAAGCACTATCTGCGTCAGAAGTACTTTTAAACTATACTGCACTACGAGGGAGATTTGAACTATGAGTTATGAAAACAGAGAATACATGATTTTTAACAGCAGCGATGTGGGTATGGTAAACTTTAACGAGGTCTTGGAGACTTCTATTGAAACTCTTCGATACTCTATAGATACCACCCGCACATTTATTAAATGGGAGGGAGAAATAGCTCCTATTTTTACAGAATCACTTACTGGAGTATCGGGACCATATAATCATAATGAAATTCTTGAGATACTATCAACAAGTGAATGGTCAACTCCTCATATTTTAGACTAAATAAGAGTAGAGGATTTCTATGGCTAACATTGATAAAAATATTATTATTACACCCTATATCAGTGGTGTAACACAGCCACAAATGAAATTTGTTGGACAGGGAAACGATCCAATTTATCTAAAGGTTCTTGACGGTATTACTGGAACGGGAGCCACTGCAGGAGGTGCACTATCAATTGAAGGCTCTGCTGGACAACTATTTTCTATTGTGAATCGTTTGGGTACAGGCAGTATTTTCTCAGTGAATGATATTTCGGGCATCCCTATGATTGATGCCAATGCCAGCGGAAATATTTCTATTGCGGGATATTTTGGTAATGTTGGAGTAGGATTAACTGCTCCAACAGAGAAGTTTCAAGTAACTGGCAATGCATTTGTAAGTGGACTTGTTACCGCAGTATCTGGCATTAGTGCTGCTGGTGGTGTGACTCTTGCAGGAACACTTCAGGGAACAACTGCAACATTCTCTGGTGACATCGCAGTAAATGGTGGTGATATCACAACCACAGCAACAACTGCAACACTGTTTAATGCAAATGCTACTACTCTTAATATTTTAAATACACAATCTTCAGGTTTTACACTTAATATAGGGAATGAAACATCATTTTCTGGCACAAAAACAATTAATATAGCAGGAAATCTTAGTGGTGGTGCAGGTGCCCAAATAACAATTGGATCAGCAAGTAGTTCTAGTAAAGTTTCTATTTTGGGTGGTATCACACTCGGTGGTGTTGCTGGAGCAAGTGTTCGTGTAGCAAACTCTTCGTCTTTTGAGGTTAGTTCCATTTCCACATTCTCAGGTAATGTAGCAATGACAAGCACATCATCTCATACTGGTCTTGCGAGTTTTTCTGGTGGTCTGAGTGCTGCTGGTGGAATAACATTCTCAGCACCAATATCTTCTACTCGAATGGCTAGGCACACATCAGCAGCAATATCTGCTCAGAAAACTGCGGATTTTACTCCAACTGCTGCGGAAGACGGAACGGTATTTTATATTAACTATAGTGGTAAAGGTACGCTTTTAGTAACATTAGACTCATTACCTATTGGTTGGAGAGCAAAATTTTTAAATATAGGTAATGGAACAGTTTTGGTTGATACTACTGGAGATATTTATGGATACGGTGCAACTAATGGTTTAGGAGAATTTATGTTAGAAGCAATATGCATTGATACCAATACCTATTTTGTAGGATAAACAATGAGCAATCCATTTGCATATTCTATTCATGATTATTACAAAAATGCAAACGATAATGGATATGACAATTGGACAGAAAAACGATTTAGTATACTCAATGAATATACTTTCAATTCTGTTTTAGATGTGGGATCTGGTCCATGCTTTCTTAAAACTTGGTTAGAAAACAAAGGTATCACATCATCATATGAAGCAGTAGATATTCGAGTGGAGTCATTGGCTGAATGTGCCTGTCCGCATTATCAATCTATACCAACAAATAAAAATTATGATCTAGTGTGTTTGTTTGGAACCGTTACATATAATATTGGTGGTAATACAAATCAGAACAAAGAACTTCTAAAATCTTTGTTACAGCAGTCTAATACCATTTGTAATTCCATATTGTTGTTTACAGTATTTAAAGAATCTGTGGGGGAGAGATATAAATCTAGTCGTATAAAGGACTATTTTGTATATTTCAGTAGAGAAGAAATTACATCTATGTTGATTAGCATTGGTATCACTAAGTTTGAAATTATTGAAAACTTAAAATTAGATCGTAATGAATTTTTTGTGGTTTGTAGCAAGAATTAAATATATTACTCAAAGGAAATTAAATGGCATTGCAAAAATCAATAACATCAGAATCAGGTGTAACCACGGAATACTGGAAACTAAGAAATGTAAAAAATGAATATTCGTATACCGAACCAGTTAAAATAATTCTTACTATTGATGGATATGTAAATTATCAAATTCGTGATGAAAATTATCAACCAACGACTCGTAAAGTCTTTATCGTTGAAAATCCGGAAACATGGACAGTAATGTGTGGAACAGATGGAAAGAACAATACATCAAACAATCCATATAAAATTGCCTATGAATGGATCAAAGCAAATTCTGGTGAATTTACTGGAGCAATTGATGTTTGATTTGTTGTAATTCTGTGGTATAATACTAATATGTTCCTAGACTATTTCAAAGTTTCTCCAAATATTCCAGATCCAAACTTTCAGACCAGAATGGCTGCGTGTTTTGACCTTGCCGCATACATTCCACCAAATGAAAAAGTAAAAATTTATGATGGAAAAAAAGAAAATTTGTTTCTTCCAGATCATGATGGAGAAAAGGGTCAATACATTACTCTAATGCCTTCAGAAAGGGCTTTAGTTCGCACAGGCTTGACTTTTAACGTGCCCCAAGGATATTCTGTCCGAATACACCCTAGATCTGGAATGGCTCTTAAATACGGTCTTACGCTTGCAAACTGCGAAGGTGTGGTAGACGAAGATTACACCTACGAGACCAAACTTATCATGATCAATACTAGCACAGATCCTGTTAGAATCTATGATAGAGACAGAATTGCACAGGGTGAACTAGTGAAGTACGAACAACCAAGGCTCATGGAAATTTATACAGAACCGAGTCTGAAATCAGACCGTATCGGTGGGTTCGGTAGTACTGGAGTCAGTTGATTTCTTTTTAGAAAATTTAATTGACTTAAATTCTTTCCAGACTAACCAGACTACGAATACGACAACTGGGAAATACCAGAATGCCCATTCAGATGCCTTGTCTGGAGTATTGAAAAAAGAATTTTCAGAGACTGTGTGAATATGTTCACCAGTCTTTGTCTTTAATGTGACAAATTCAGGACTTGTGCATGAGGCGAGAAAGAGAATAATTGGAAGTAAATATTTCATTTGTTGCTCCCTGCTGCGGAACCGAAGTAAAATCCAACCACGGCAAGTAAAACTTGACGATTTTCTTCAGCCAAGAAATATCCTGGAATTTCAATAAAGTATTTACGAGTTGTCGCTGGAATGAATCCAAAGATAGCATCCGGTTGTTTCTGTGAAATTTCTACAAATGTAGGAATCCCAAAGAACGGTAAGACGAATGGAGCAGCCACAACTGCAAAGAGGCAGGAAAGTACAATAAGGCGGCGAACGTTCTTACCAACATCAATTGGTACGCGTTGGACAGCCTTATCTTGATTTTCAGTAGTTTGAGTATTCGCCTTGAGCATTTGCTCAAACATTTCTTTTTGATCCTGAGCACGTTGAGCCCAGTACTTGAAAAGAAACCCAGTAGCAGTTCCACCAATTAATGATATGAGTTGTTCAGACATAATATACCTCAGTTCTTTTGATGTGAAAGTTGAATCTCAATCGACTCTTTGATAGCCTTAAAATGTTTCATTAAAATTTCTTCTTCTTCTATTTGTGGCTCAAAGTCCTCATGCCACTGAAGTAAAATAAATCCAATATTAATACCTTTATTTTTTAATGGAAGACAGGCATAATTTGAAACATTTTCATCTTCAAAGAAACCTTTTGTGTAACTTTCAGGTAATGATCGAAGGGGATAAATCAAACTTTTATTATCTAAAACATGAACTAATAAGGGGATAAACATAGAACACAAGCTTGCTTTTAATTTTATTACCTGTGAATTATATCCTCTATGAGCCGATTCATGTGTTACAGAAAATTTACGCATGGAAATTCCATCCATAAAGTAATCCCCATTGTGAAACTGCAGGATACTTGCTCTCATACATTTAGTGGTAACTCTAAGTTCTGTTAATAATTCATGAATTTCTGTATGGATTTCAATAAAATTATCTGTTTTTATTCTAGACTTTACAAATTTAATAATTCCATATATTACCCCAAGACTACCTACAACTATTAGTGAAATAATTTCTATAAATTTAACATAATCTATTGCGGATAACAGCATATATTAGAACTCCATTGGGCGCATTAATATTTATATTCTTGACATCCCCATAATCGGATATATACTACTGCCATGACTAGAGATGAACTATTTCAACTACACGAAGACGTTTGCCGCCGAGCATTAGTAATAATGCGTCACAAGTCCGCAGATTATGCATCCGGAACAGATCCGTTTGCTAATTTTAAGAGAGGAGAGATTCTTGGCTTTGCAAGTGCCGAAGAAGGGTTAATGTTGCGAGTAGTCGATAAAATCTCACGTATTTCCACCTTTCTTAAGAAGGGTGAATTAAAAGTGGGAAATGAGACTGTTCAAGACAGTATTCTTGATGTGATTAATTATATGATTCTACTTCAAGGACTGTTGGAAGACAAAGAAACAAAATAATGAAATTTTATACAGCATGTGCACTCAAGGGGAACAAGGTTCTTGTTCGTGGCTATAACAACGGTGTTCGTTTTACGGATACCGTTACCTATAAGCCATCGTTGTATATGCGTACTGATACTCCCACTAAGTATAAGACTCTAACCGGGGTAAATGTTGGTCGTATTAAGTTTGAGAATTTGTATGAGGCTCGTGAATTTCTTGATCAATACAGAGAACTAGAAGATTGCCCAATTTATGGAAACACTGATTTCATCACTCAATATATCATGGAGACTTATCCGTCTGAGGTGGAATACGATCTTTCCAAGATCAAAGTAGCCTACTTGGACCTTGAATGTGAGACGGAAGGGGGGTTTCCCAATCTTGATGCGCCTAATGAACGCATCAACTTGGTGACGATTCGTATCTCTGGTGTCAATTATGTTATCACCATGAAACCCCTTAACCTTCCGGATTGTCGAGTTGTTCTTGTTGCATCTGAGAAAGAGTTGATCAAGAAGATCTTTGACATTCTTCGTCAATGTGATGCAGACATTCTGACTGGCTGGAACATCAAACTCTTTGATATGCCCTATATCATTGGTCGTGCTAAACTCTTCTTTGAAGAAAAGGAGATCCAAGCATGGATGCCATTTGGCTTCATGAAGATGCGTATTACTAATATTGGTGGTAAGGACTATACCCTATATGAGTTTCCAGGATACACCATTCTGGATTACATGGATTTATACAAGAAATTTTCTGGAACTAACCAGGAAAGTTACGCTCTAAATAATATAGCAAAGGTAGAACTAGATGAACAAAAACTGGATTATACCGAGTATGGGTCGTTGCGTGAGTTTTATACGCAAAACTTTCAAAAGTTTGCTGAGTACAATGTCCAAGACGTGGTCTTGGTTGAGCGACTTGAGGATAAATTAAAGTTAATTGATCTTGCAGTTTCGATTGCATATGAAGCCAAGATCACCTTTGATACCGTCTTCTTCGCCACACGTATTTGGGAAACCATTTGTTGTGACTATCTTGCCAAGCAAAACATTGTTCCACCATTAAAGACAAAGTATGCCAAGGACGATCAGTTCATTGGTGCCTATGTTAAGGATGTAATTCCTGGTCTGTATAAAAATGTTGTGAGTTTTGATGCAACATCTCTATATCCATCTATTATCATTGGTTGGAACATTTCTCCTGAGACATGTATTGTCAAGAATTCATCGTTGAATGCAGATGACTTTTTGCGTAGTAAGCGTAAAGAGATTCCAGACATGATTACTGATGCGATCAGTAAAGATGCATGCTTGGCGTGTAATGGATCAGTATTCTCAAATAGCGTCAAGGGATTTATTCCTATTCTGATTGAGATTACTTTTAATCAACGACAAGAAGCCAAGAAGAAGATGATCAAGTTGGAGAAAGAATATGAAGTCTCTAAGGACAAGAAACTTATTCCATTCATTGCGGCTCTTAAGATTCGTCAGTCAGTAAAGAAGATTCTAGCAAACAGTCTATATGGCTGTCTTGGTAATCCTGCATTCACATACTCTTCTCCGGAACTCGCAACTGCAGTTACCGTTACTGGTCAGGTTATCATTCGATCTGCAGAAGATCAGATGAATGCCTATATCAATAGAGTCATGAAGAATGAAGAGCCAAAGGATTATGTCATTGCCGTTGATACAGATTCTGTGTACCTGAATCTCGAAGATATTATTACTAAAGTTTCTAGCAAGAGTGATATCGGTGACATCACAACCTTTATCGATAATATCTGTGAAAAGAATATTCAAAAAGAATTGACTGGGACAATGAAAGAGTTGACCACCAAACTCAATTGCCTTACTAATAAGATTTCATTCAAGCGTGAAGCAATTGCATCAAGCGGAATGTTTATTGCCAAGAAGCGATATGCATTACTGATGACAGATCTTGAAGGTGTTCGCTTCAGTGAACCAAAGTTAAAGATCATGGGTCTTGAAACAGCACGAAGCAGTACTCCAGGTATTGTTCGTAGTAAACTCAAAGACTGCATCATGATCATCATGACCAAGACCCCCGAGGAGTTGCGTAAGTATGTGAATACATTTTATGATGAATTTATGGAACTACCTATAGATGTTATCGCATCTCCTCGGGGTGTTAAGGGTATCTCTAAGTACACAGATGTCTCTGATATATACAAGAGTGGAACACCTATTGCTACTAAGGCAGCACTGTTGCACAATGCATATTTGAAGAAGTTGAAACTTGATAAAGAAGTTGCACCAATCAAAGAAAATGATAAGATTCGATTTGTGTTTGTAAAAGTTCCAAACCCTTATGGTATGGGTGGTCGAGATGCAGTTCTTGGATTTATCAATAAAGCACCTGCACAATTTCAACTAGATAAATTTGTGGATCGTAAGAAACAATTTGAAAAAACTTTTAATGAACCGCTTGATAATATTTTGCAAGCAATCAAATGGTCAATAAGTGACAAGGTAACACTTGACTCGTTCTTCTACTGATGTATAATACTAAACTGAAAGAATATTAAGAAATGGTAAAGACCTTTAAATCTAGATATGGGGATGAACGAATCCTCACAAAACGTAAAGACGGAAACTATAGTCTCGAAGGTCACACCTTATTTTCTAGGGGCGGTGACGGTTTATTTGATTTTGAAGGTGGTCCATGTATTATGGTTGGTACTAGACTACTTGATATTGTCAATGACGTAGATGACGTAATTGTAGAATCAATTACTATTGATGACACCATAGTTGAAGAAAACTATGCGCGTATTATCATTACAACTAAAAATTATAAGAAAGGTAAGAAGCAAAGTGACAAAGAAATCTAAAGTTACTGTTACTAAACTTGTTCCGTGGCAATATGACTATAATATTTTAAAAGTTCCATATCAGGAATTTTATGAATCTATTGAAGAGATGCCATTTACTATGTTACTATATGAGTATCGTTCTCATTGTGAATACAGAGGTCACATATTAAAGAATAGACCTGATTTCAGTATAGAGAGTAATACTGATTTATATAATAGAATTCATGCAATTGAAACTTTACTCAAAGAACATTATCATAGACTCAACGATTCTATTGAAGCGTGTCAGTATTGGGAAAACGAAAATCATAAGCTAGCACAAAAGAAGAAAGAAGAAAATGTCAAAGTACCTAACAAATCTACTAAGTAAATTAAACAATCCCGATGCAGCCATTGTCGCCGATGGTATTGATGGGGCAGATGTTACAGGCTTCATTGATACGGGTTCTTATGTTCTGAATGCTTTGCTTTCAGGATCTATATATGGTGGACTACCTGCGAACAAGATCTCTTGTCTTGCTGGAGATCCTGCTACTGGAAAGACTTTCTATGCAATTGGAATCGCTACGCAATTTCTCAAAGACCACAAAGACGGTGTTGTCATCTACTTTGACACAGAGCAAGCAATCACTTCAGACATGTTTGCACAACGGGGAATCGATTCCAAAAGAATTGCAGTTGTTCCTGTTGCAACAATCGAAGAGTTCAAGAACCAGGCTCTCAAGATCGTCAATGATGTACTTGAAACACCTGAAGAAGACCGCAAGCCAATCTTTATGGTTCTTGATTCTTTGGGAATGTTATCGACAAACAAAGAAATGACCGATTCAGCAGATGGTAAGGATGTGCGTGATATGACAAAGGCACAACTTACTAAGGCTACATTCCGTGTTCTTACATTGAAACTTGGTAAGGCAAAGATACCACTTCTTCTTACAAACCATACCTATCAAGTTATTGGTTCATATGTTCCTACTAAGGATCTTGGTGGTGGTACAGGTATCAAGTATGCTGCTAGTAACATCATCATGTTATCTAAGAGTAAGGATAAGACCGATGAAGGTATTGTTGGTAACTTTATTAAGTGCACCAATTACAAGAATCGTTTTGTTAAAGAAAACATGCATGTTCAGACACGACTTAACTATACTTCTGGATTAAGTAGATATTATGGTTTGACAGACCTTGCAATTGAGTATAATATATTCAAGAAGGTTTCAACACGAGTAGAACTCCCAGATGGCACAAAAGCATTTGAGAAAAATATAGATGAAGATCCTGAAAAGTATTTTACAAAAGATATTCTTGACAAGTTGGATGTGGAAATTCAAAAAGGATTTAAGTATGGGCAAGGCAGTTGAATATAAATTTATTCCCGAAGCATCAGTAGACAGTACACAAACTTGTCCTATTAAAATTACATCAGGTAAATTTTCTGGTATCATTTATCGATATGGTAAAATTGATTTTAAAGAAGATGGGAATGATGGATTAAATGTTACCATGGAAATTGAAATGATTAAATTCCCTGAAGGGTTTGATCAAGCCGATAAAGATTTTACGCAAACTGCTGGTGAAATATTTGTAAAGATCATAGAGTCACAAGTTGAAAGTGATGACGATAAAGATCTTGAAGCAGATGTTCATGAAGATCATCTTGACAACGCCTAACTCAGTGATATAATAAAAACATGGAAACAGTTATTCTAAAGAACTTAGTCCTCAATGAGGACTATAGTCGCAAGGTTGTCCCGTTTCTTCAAGAAGATTACTTTCAAGATAAGGCTGAACGAACAGTCTTTAATATTGTAAGTAAGTTTCTTCTCAAGTACAATAATATTCCTACTAAGGATGCTGTACTCATTTCACTCGGAGATGACAAGACTCTTGGAGACAGTGAATTCAAGAAGTGTGTTGCCATCTCTGATGAGATGTACAAGGAAGGTGAGAAGTCTGATACTGAGTGGCTTGTAGAACATACTGAAAAGTTCTGCAAAGAGAAAGCCATTTATAATGGTATCATGGCATCCATCGGTATCATTGAAGGTAAGGATAAGGAGCAGACTCAGAATGCAATTCCTGAGATCATGTCTAAGGCTCTGTCCGTGTCTTTTGATACTCGTGTAGGACATGACTTCTTTGAAGATGTCGATGAACGATATGAATATTATCATCGTGTAGAAGAGCGTGTACCATTTGATCTTGAGATGTTAAATCTCATCACTGGTGGTGGAGTTCGCAAGAAGACTCTCAACGTTGTCATGGCAGCATCGGGTGTTGGTAAGAGTGCATTCCTATGCCACCATGCTGCTGCTTGTCTTACACAGAATTTGAATGTTCTGTATATTACACTTGAAATGTCTGAAGAAGAAATTGCTAAACGTATTGATGCTAATCTTTTAGATACAGATATTCATGTTCTTGAGAAGATGCCTCTTGCAATGTATGAGAACAAGGTAAACAATCTCAAGAAGACCTGCCGTGGTAAACTTATTATTAAAGAATATCCTACCGCTGCAGCTAATGTCACACACTTCCGTAATCTAATGGAAGAACTGAAGATCAAGAAGAAGTTCAAGCCTGATATTATTATTGTTGATTATCTAAACATCTGCTCATGTGCAAGATTCAAGATGGGAAACGGTATGAATAGTTACACCTATGTCAAGGGTATTGCAGAAGAACTTCGTGGTCTTGCCAAGCAGTTCAATGTACCACTATGGTCTGCTACTCAGGTCAACCGTGAAGGTGCAAAGAGCAGTGACATGGAGATGACAGATACATCTGAAAGTTTTGGTCTACCACAAACTACAGACTTCTTCATTGCACTCATTGAGACAGAAGAGTTAGCACAGAATGGTCAACTAATGGTGAAGCAGTTAAAGAACCGTGGTAATGATACAACTAAGAATCGTAAATTTCTTATTGGTGTAAACAAATCCAAGATGAAGTTCTACGATGTAGAAAATTCAAATAACAATCTTGTCAATGCTAATAATACAGATGAAGAAAGTTTTGGATCGGGTTCTGGTCCATTAGTATTTTCAGATAATTTTGGCACTAAAAAGAATAAAGCAGTAAACTGGGTTTTTGAAGACACTGCAAAATGAGTATATATATTGATAAGAAATATGTGAATATGTTGTCTGGCTCACTTGAGAAGTTCAAGTGGAAGAAAGAGAACCTTGCTACGTGTCGTTGTTTTAAGTGTGGAGACTCACTGAAGAACAAGACGAAGACGAGAGGCTTCTTTTTTGAAAACAAAGGAAATTATGTTTATAAATGTCACAACTGCGGTATTGCTTGTAGTTTATATTCTGTACTTGAAAGCATCAGCCCATCACTCTGCAAAGAATATGCATTTGAAAACTTCAAAGACAAAAATCCAGAACCGTTGGTTACAACGAAGACAGAAAAGAAACAGCCAGTGTTCAGTGATCTCGGAACAAGGCTTGACTTACTCAATGCAGATCATCCGGCGGTAAAATATGTTCAATCTAGAGAAATTCCAAAAGAAAAGTATTGCAATTTTTATTACTGCAGTGATTTCAGTAGAATCATGTCTGCTTTCGATAGAGAAGGATCTAAGGAAGGTAGGCTCGTCATACCGTTCTATGACGAGAGCGGGAGCCTTATTGGTGTCCAAGGTAGGATTATCGAAGAAAAGGCGCAAGAGAAAGCGATAAGGTACATCACCTTAAAGCGTGAAGGCGAAGAGCGTCTATGGTACAACATAGATAAAGTAGACGCAAGAGATACTGTGTATGTGACTGAAGGTCCGATTGATTCCATGTTTATTCCAAATGGAATTTCAATGCAGGGTGCAGGTTGGTTAGAAGATCTTCCTAAGAAGATCTCCAAATCAAAAGTTGTGTTCATATTTGATAATGAACCAAGAAATTTAGAAATTGTTCACTTGATTGGAAAGTACATTGAGGCTGGAAGAAATGTAGTAATTTGGCCTAATGAAATTGATAAAAAAGATATTAACGACATGGTTCTAGCATTCGGTGAATCAATGACCATGAAACTGATAATCAACAATGTTTATTCTGGACTTAAAGCAAAAGTAAAGTATACTTACTGGAAGAAGGTTTAAATGGAAGATGAAAACGACAAATTATCTGAAGAAGATATTTTAAAGGCTAGTGAAGCGTATATCACCTTTGTACAACGATTCGGTGAGTATGTAAAAGAAATGGATCCCGAACTATGGGGTCGTGCAAGAGAATATGCAGCAGACTTTACTAAGATTGATGGCGTAAGAGTTGAACTTGTAGATGCAGATGAGGATGAAGAAGATGACACAGACCATACCAATGTTGCCGGAGCAGACTAAACTTACCGTACTTGACCATGGACACGTACAACTTATTGATCACATGGGCAGCGATTTATCTGTAGTAGATGCTGCTCGTGTTTCATTCAATAAAGAAAGTTCTTGGGATTATGCTGATAGCCATGTTCCAATTCGTTCTCTACCTGATAAAGATGTAAAGTTAATTACATATCTTGCTAAGCATAATCACTTTACACCATTCTGCCATCCGCAGATTAGTGTTCGTATCAAGTGCCCCATCTTTGTTCGTGCACAACTTGGTAAACATCAAGTTGGTCTTGTTATGAATGAAGTGAGTCGCCGCTATGTTACCTTTGAGCCAGAGATCTATGTACCTCTTTGGAGAAACGCTCCAACCAATGGAGCCAAGCAAGGTAGTAGTGGTGCAATTGAAGATCTTGATACCTGTATTAAGTTACGGGATGAATATAAAGGTGTTGCAAAAGAATGTTTAGATCTATACAACCGTCTATTAGTAGATGGTGTTGCACCTGAACAAGCACGTTCTATTTTACCACAAGGTACATACACAGAATTTGTATGGACTGGTTCACTCTATGCATTTGCAAGAGTATATAACCTTCGTATCGATGCACATGCACAATGGGAAGTGCAGGAATTCGCTAAAGCAATTGACAAATTAATTGCTCCCCTTTTCCCAGTTTCGTGGCATACTCTAACAACTAAATAAGACACCCACTAGGAGTTCATTACATGGCAGATGCTTTAACACCGTTTCAATCTTTTATCTTTATTTCTCGTTATTCTCGTTGGCTTCCTTCACATAATCGCCGTGAGAGTTGGGATGAATGCGTAGACCGTTGGTGGAATTATTTCACCGATAAGGTTCCGTCTCTTAGTGAGAGACCCGATGTCAAAGAAGCAATTTTAAATCTTGAAGTTCTTCCTTCGATGAGAAGTTTGATGACTGCAGGTCTTGCTCTTGATCATGATAATACTTGTTTGTATAATTGCTCATATCTTCCAATTGATTCTGTTGAATCTTTTGCAGAACTCTTTGTCATTCTTATGAATGGTACTGGTACTGGATATTCTGTAGAACGTCAATACACTGATAAACTTCCAACTGTTGCTAACAAGATTGTAAAGAATTTTGATAAGGTAATCGTTGTTGAAGATTCAAAGGAAGGTTGGGGAGATGCTCTCAAAACCTTATTCAATGACCTATATGCTGGAAAGCACCCTAAGTGGGACTTGTCAAAGGTTAGAGCCTCTGGTACACGACTTAAGACTTTTGGTGGTCGTGCTTCTGGTCCTGCTCCACTAGACAATTTATTCAAATTTTTGGTCAAGGTCTTCTACAATGCTCAAGGACGTAAACTTTCGGCTCTTGAATGCCATGACACTTGCTGTGCCATTGCTAATGCCGTAATCGTGGGTGGAGTTCGTAGATCCGCTATGATCTCTCTCAGTGACCTGGGAGACCGTGAAATTGCCATGTGTAAGAGTGGTGCATGGTGGGAACAAGCCGGATTCCGGTCTTACGCCAATAATTCAGCAGTTTATCGTGGTAGACCCCCCATGGGACAGTTTCTTGAGGAGTGGACCTCTCTGTACAACTCCCACAGCGGAGAACGCGGCATGATCAATCGTAGGGCTCTACAGGAGCAAGCGGTGAAGTGGGGACGAGAGGAAAACTGTGAATATGGTACCAATCCATGTGCAGAAATTATTCTAAGACCCTTTGAATTTTGCAATCTTTCAACAGTTGTAGTTCGTATAGATGACACCGCAGCAAGCCTAAAGAAGAAGATTGAAATTGCCACTATTATTGGGACTGTGCAGTCTACTTTTGTAAAATTTCCTTATCTTCGTCCTGAGTGGAAGAAGAACTGTGAAGAGGAAAGATTGCTTGGTGTTTCCATGACAGGAATTTTTGATAATAAACTTACCAGTGGTCTTGACGGTAAGCCAAAACTAGTTCGACTTCTTGAGAATCTTCGTGACCATGCAACGGCTACAAATCTCAAATGGGCAGAGAAGTTGGGTATTAATCCTAGCAAGTCAATCACTTGCGTCAAGCCAGAAGGCACTACTTCTTGCTTGGTGGATTCCGCTTCAGGTTTACATCCTCGCTATGCGGATTATTATTTCCGCAGAATTCGTCTGGACAAGAAAGATCCTTTATATAACTTGATGAAGGATCAAGGAGTTCCGTGTGAGGATGATGTGATAAACCCAACTTCTACTGCCGTATTTACTTTTGCAATGAAGGCTCCTCGTGGTACTGTTACTACAGAAGATCTTCGTGCACTTGATCATCTTGATCTGTGGAAAACATATCAAGAACATTACTGTCATCACAAACCTTCCGTTACCGTCAACTATAAGGATAGTGAATTCCTTGAAGTAGGTAATTGGTTATGGGAGAACTTTGATATGGCTACCGGTATTGCATTCTTACCGGGCGGCGATAATCATACATATGCTCAGGCACCGTTTGAGCAAATTGATTCTGCAACATATGCAGCACATCCAAAGGTCAAGGTTAACTTCAATGATCTCATGAAGTATGAGTCAGAAGATAACACAGAAGTTGGTAAGGAGTTTGCATGTAGTGCAGGTGGATGTCAGATAGTGTAAATCACGTTCTTCGGTAGCTCAGTTGGTAGTAGCGGAAAGCTGTTAACTTTCATGTCGCTGGTTCGAGTCCAGCCCGAGGAGTTTCAAAATCTGTAATAATTAATCCCCGTAAGGGGATTTTTTATTATAAATATTTTAGGCAGAGGTGATGGTTAATCCTCGTAATCCTTTTGGAGCCATTCGAAGTATACTCCATCGTATTACTAAGGAACCATCATCTCTGACCGAGGTATAAATATACAGAGAAACTATATGCCAACTGATAAAGAAAACTTTGCCCTAAAATTTATTCCTAAAACTCCTCAACAAGTAAAAGAGGAAATTATTTTAGAAGAAAAAAAACAAAAACGAGCAGAGCAACTTGCATTTTTAGAGAATTCAAAATCCCTTTCATTTTTAAATGAAGATTTTAAAAGAACCACGGATAGGTTTTTTAATATTAATCCTGATATTAAAACACAACAGTTTATAAAATTAGATGAACCAATAGAAAAAAAAGAATTATTAGAACAATTAAAAGTCTCTGGTCCTCTTGTAATTAAAGATGGAAAAATAAGTATTGATGATGAAAAATTATCAAATCTAATAACAAATCAAACTACAGCTATAATACAAACTAGTCTTGAAAGAATTAATGGTGCTAATTTAATTCCTCAAGGTGGAGCAGTTGGAATTAAAACTATTGATGGTGTGGGAAATAAAACATCTCTCACCAAATCAGTAAGTGATTTAATAATAACAGGTGATGGAGTTACAGTAACGTCACAAGGTAAAAATGTTGAAATTAACATTCCCGGTGTATCAGTTGTTGCTGGAGATCCAACTATAGATTTTGCAAGAGAATCTACTATGTTGAGTGTCTTACAATATATTAATATGATTAATGAGACAATAAATAGTTTGACAGGTGTAGTAATTCCTCTTTCTTATTCTGGTGGAATTGGTGGAACAAATGGTAATTGGATTAAAATGTAATGTATTATAAAGATTATGACCCAACACTTCATGACATTTATCTTTATGGGCCTGGTAATGTAGGATATCCGATAGGAGTAAATCCAAATAGTTTAATATATGGTGCTTCTGCAGATTTTGCTTCTGTAATACCACGTTACAGAGCATTTACGGGTACTGGACCAATTCCAGTTCCTCCTGGAGCTGGAGTTACATCATTACCAAATTATTATAATATAAAAGATAATCCATTATTTCTTGTTATAGGGGATAAAACATTATCCAGTAATATTCATTATACTGCAAATAAATCTTCTGATTCCTTTGGACCTCAAGGCTATGATCCTTGCGCAAAATATACTGGAACTACAACAGCATATCCAGCACTATCAATAACTCTTTGGAATAATACTTTATCTGGATTTTGTTCATATGGCCCATTTACCGGTATGTATAATTGTGTTCCTTTAAATCAAATAACCGGATCTACTTTATACAATAAACCAAAATATTTTTTAGGATCACCAGAAATTCCTGGATTTTCAACTGGATCAACACAATATCAAATTTTAGCTGATGATTATGGTATTATGGATTTAATGGGAGTTGGACCTACTATGAGCCAACCAATAGCAAAAAAGATTAGTCCATCTGTAGTAATACAAGACATGAAAGATCAAGGAATGACATTTGAATATGTTAGACTTGGTTTAAATCAAAATAGAATAATTGTTGATTGTACTAATGTTTATCTTTGGGATGGAAATGATAAAATTATACCTTTACCAATAATACAATTAGATTACAGTTTTCTAAATCTTCCTTATGTTGTTGGTCCACATAGTATTTTTGGAGTTTTTCCAAGATATATTGATGGTGTTACAGCATCTGCTATTTGGGTAGGGGATTCTTCTTCACAGATAGTGTATATGAAAAATAATTCTTTATATTTTGTAGGAAGTATACAGACTGCTGGTGCAGGAAGTCTTCCTGACTTTGATGAAGAGAAATCATATCTGGGTGGACCATGTTATGTTACGGATGCTTTACCTTCATATGGTAATTTAGAAAATAGATTGATTGATAAAAATCATTATTTTTATCCACTTAATCAGGGATTAACTTTAGCTACTCAAATTGATTTTACTTATTTACAAAACGCTCTAAATAATTTGAATTCATCAGCAAACTCTTTATATCAAAAATGGACTAACTAAAATATGACATATGCTCCTACTAGAATTTATGGACCAATTATTCCAAATTCAAATTCGTTTATAAACAATTTACCAGGTATAACCCAGTATTTTGGTGCTGGTGGTGTTGGAGATGTAGTAGTAACATCATCAGGTGTAGCAAAAGAATTATATACACGTACACCAGCAAGTGCAAATTTATCAGGTATAACTGCAGAATATGTTTCACACATTTATTTAAATAATGATTTCTTTTCGTTTGGTGTAAATACTGTTTCTGGATTTATTCCAAACTATTATATTGATGTTAATAAAAATGTCGAACCAACTTTTACCGGTGTAACTGGTTCTATAGCTTTGCCACCAAGTAGTCCTGGAAACCCATCAAGCGGTCGTTGGGAAATTATAACAATTTCTTACAATAAGCAAACATTTTTAACAAGTCTTGTTGGAGCCACGGCTGAAGCTATAACTTCGTTGAATATTGTACATGATATTGTTCCAGGAAACCAAACTATAACTGCCGAACATATTTACTATAGAAACATAGGTAATGTTAGTTAAATTTCAATGTATCACATGTTAATAGGAATCGATTATTCAATAACATGCCCTTGCTTATGTTTATTTGATGAGCGCAAGTCATTTAAATTTGATAATTGTTTTTTCTATTATCTCACAAATACTAAAAAATACGCTGATAAGATTGCACCAAATATTACTGGTGAATCGTTTCAGGAATATGTACAAGATGTAGATCGATTTGACACCATATCAGAATGGGCAACGAATCTTTGTATTGGTGCTGCTGATGTTGGTATGGAAGGTTACGCATATGGTGCTAAAGGTAGAGTATTCAATCTAGCGGAGAATATGGGTCTTCTCAAATACAAGCTCTACAAGCATGCCATTCCTGTAACCATCGTAGAGCCAGCTAAAGTCAAGAAATGCGCCACAGGCAAAGGTAACGCTGATAAACAGGTAATGTACGATACCTTCAGCAAAGAAACAAACACTAATTTAAAATTAATGTTTAATCAGAAAACTTTAAGCAATCCTGTTACGGATGTTATTGACAGTTATTATGTTTTAAAGGCTTTAATAGAATCTAAAACTTAACGAACAACTTTTCCAGCATTCATATTTACGCTAGCATCAAGTTTTTCATGAAATCTTTTTGGAACTTGACCGTTACTTTTAATTCTATCAATAACTTCTTTAAATTGGCTACCTACAACTTTCTTTGGTGTCAAAGTAGCATCTATTGCTAAAGTTGGTGTACTGGCTTGCCAGTCTCGTTGAACCTTTTTCTTCTTACACTTTGGACATGCTTTTTTGCATGGAATTTCTCTATCAGATAGAGATAACATTTCATCAAATGTATGATCACATCCATTACATATAAAGGCGTAGTTGGGCATTATTTTTTCTTTCTAAAGGTAATTAGCATGTTTTCAAACAAGAATCCGTAAGAAGGTTCCTTTGGTCTACTAATAAGTTCCATATTGGCTTCTTTAACAGATCGATTGCCTTTAAACAGATTACATGCTCTACATGCGGCTACCATATTCACCCAAGATGATGCTCCACCTTTAGATGTAGGAACAACATGGTCGATTGTAGCATCTTTATTATTCATCTCTTTTCCACAATATTGGCAGCAATAGAGATCTCGTCTTAAAATATTCTGCCTAGATGCAGCAGCCTTTTTAAAGGGTAACTTGACATAATACTTTAAAATTAAAATTTTGGGAATTTTAATAGTTTTAGATACTGAGACAACTTCGATAAATTCATCTGAGGCATCCCCCCAAACTTTATCTCTGGCTATTAATTTGTATGCTTTACTAATGGTAATGATATTAAGGGGTGTATTATCTTGGTTTAACAAGAGGACCTGTTTATTCATACCTTTTAAGTATTTATAGAAATCTAAATATTTCATAACCATGGATAATAAACAAGATCGTAATTTTTATTGGGAAGTTAAAGATTTTATGGGGAAACCACAGGAAATTCATAAACCTGTCAAAACCCCCAATGATATGGTGTCAAGTATAAAAAACATTCTTGAACAGAATAAATTATATAAACCATCATCATTTAACCCTAATATTAACTCAGCATCAACCATTCGTCAAGCAATTAATGCTATAGAACGAAATAACCAAAAAGGTACACCTGAGAATATTCAGCATACCAAAAATATTCCATCAAATCCGTTTGGAGTAATTAGAGAAGGTATTTTTGATGAAACTTTAGATGCTGTTTCAAAAAAAATTAAAGGGATTGCTGGTAATATTGGAATGAGTACTGATGCAACTGCTGGAGAAGTTGGTGCTCAAGTAGATAGTCAACAACTTACTCCCGGTGTTCCTTTAACTCCAGATCAAAAGGCAATGCGTGATTTGGAAGGTCAGGTTAAAGCCAAAGAAGATATGACCGCAGCCAATTTAAATACAAATACTCAACAAGCAACCACAGCAGAAGAACCAGAAGAACCAGCACCAGAAGATCGTAGTGCTGACGATAGAGAAAATAATAGAGGCAAAGCCCCTATGGCACCAGTCTCACCGCCACCTCCACCACCACCACCCCCACCACCACCACCATCAGACACACAAAGTGAACCAGCACCTAAAACTCAAAAAAGTTCTGGTGAAGATTTAAGTGGTAAAATTGGTGCTCTAAGAAAAGCTTACTCGATGCGTAGAGGAGACGGTGACGGTGGTGGTAAAGCTGGTGCTGCAGAAAGAACTGCAGATCGCCGTGCAAGATCAGATGCAATTCGTGATGCCAATATAGCTTTACGTTCTACTCCAGAAGGTGAAAAGGAATTTAGAAAACAAAAAGCAGCTCGTTCAACAACTCAAGGTAATATAACACAATCTGATATTGCTTTACGCTATGCTAAACCAGGTCAACGTGGTGGAAGTCAACAAAGTGAAGCTGAAACTACTAGAATTGCAAATGAATTTATTGCATCACAAAAAGCATCAAAGGCTCCAGTAGAAGATCGTAGTGCCGATGATAGAGAAAATAATAGAGGCAAAGCCCCTATGGTTTCCACTACTCCAGCTGATGACGTAAAAGATGGAGACTTCTCACGTAGAGATGGTTCACGTGGAAATACCAATACTCCAACTCCAGCTCCAGCTGATGATGTAAAAGATGGAGACTTCTCACGTAGAGATGGTTCACGTGGAAATACTAATACCCCTGCCCCAGCTGATGATGTAAAGACTGGTGACTTTTCACGTAGAGATGGTTCTCGTGGAAATATGGGAACTGGTATGCCATCAAAAACACCTACCCCATCAACTACAACACCTCTTAGTACTACTAATAATACTGGTTCTGGATTGGGTTCTGGATTTTTAAATAGCCCAACTGAAGAAACTGCACCAAATATTTTTCCAAATATGACTTTAACCGGAAAAGAAGTCAATAAAAAAACCAAAGATTTGAGCACAAGTTTACAAGCATAAATAAATAGTCACACCCAATAAAGGATATTACCATGGATTACATGTCTAGATTATACCAAAATAAAGCAATTCAACTTCAAGAACAAATTGATTTTTTAGAAAGAACGTTGAAGCAATTAGCAGAAGCCGCAGCATGGTCTCCTTCTAGTGGTGGTCCCGCTATTCCTGAGTCTGGTGCAGGAAATAATGAATTAAAAGATAGAATGAGAAATATTAAACAAAGTGGTGATCGTCCACAGTCTAAAGAATATCTAGAAATGGAAGCTGAATTGAACCGAAGAACTGGAGGTGGCTCACCAGCTCAATCTTCATCTGCAAGCACACCAGTTTCTGCTGGACCGAGTTTTACTGCCAGTCCTGTCTTACCCGGCAATGAAAAGAGAATGCGTGTACAACCAGTTTCTGCACCAAAACCAACTACTACTCAAGTTGGAGTAGATATAACTAGACAATCACCAGATCAAATTGCAGCAATGAATGATCCAGCTAGAGGTGGACAAAGTGGTAGATTTGGTGGAGACAAAAAGGCTGTTGCTCCAAGTCCAAGCCCATCTACTACCGCAGCACCAAAATCTGGTAAATCATCAATCAGTGTAAATGCCAGTGGATTCCAAGCTCCATGGGTTGGAAAACCACAAGCAACACCAGCACCACAAACAACACCAGCTCCACAATCAACTAGACAAACTCCTGATACATTGGATTTAGTTAATCAACGTCCAAAGCAAGATAGTGGATTACAAGGAACATTGAATAAAGGATTTGGTTTAGATTGGCTAGGAACACCTAGTGCTAAACCGGAACCAACTCCACCAGCACCAGATTGGTTTACCGGAGCTCAAGATTTTAGAAATAGATTTAAAAATCCTGGTACATCACAACCAACAGGTGAAGCACCATTGTCACGAACAGAACCAACTCGTGTAACTCCCCCCACAGGAGTATCTCCTGAAGAATTTGAAAGATCAGCAATGGGTCCTGGAGAAACTCCAAAAGCCAAAGCTACAAATCCTAAAGTACTTCCATATCAACCAATTTTATTCGATCTTAGTAAAATTGGACAATTAAATAGTTGGGATTCGCGTCAAGCTTGGAATAATGCAGGACAAGCAGGTGCCAAAGCAGCACGCGATAGAGATGCTGTAGCAAATACTCCTGTAAATCAACCTGGGACTGGTTATCAAGCTGAAAGAGATGCATTTAGAGCTCGTGCTGTTAAAACAACTGCAGTTAATAATGCAGTTAATAAGCTAATGCCTTCGTTTACTAAACCCAATAGCGTTTCTCGCAAACCAAGATAATACAAAATGGATTATTTAACTGAGTATTATAAAAATCAAATAGATACATTAGAAGAATATAAATCACTTCTCGAATCCTTATTGTCTAATTTTGCCTTTGATGACTCTGGTCCCCCCTCTCGTACAGGGTTAGACCTTAGACATGTAGAGGATCGTGTACCTACTACTAATATTGATGTAATTTTAGGTAGAATAAGTAGGTATGGAAAAGGAAATCTTACTCCCAAGGAACTAGAAGTATTATCAAGGGCAAGTGCTGCAAGACAACCAAGACGTGTAGGCGGTGAACCAACTGGAGCTAGTACACCATCTAGTAAACCATCCAGTGCATCATCCAGTACACCATCTCGTGCACCAGCTAACACATCAACAAATCCAAAACCACCATCAACTTCTTCCAATGTAGGAAGAACATTGGCTAGAAACATACCAACAGTTATAAAAGCCGGAACCGCTCTAGGGAAAATGGTACCGCAACAATTCCCAACAGCTGGACAAGTTGTAAAGGGTGGAGCTAAACAAGCTGCAAAACTAGTTACAGTTCCTGCCGAAGTTGTTACAAGTACACTAAAATCATTGAATCCAGTTAAAAAGGTACCAGGTGGCGTTGGAGTTAATTGGGGTGGAGTTCAAAGAATAGGTGGCTTCGGAGCTGGTATCGGTGGTATGATTGGATCTGATTTAGCAATGGATGCTGTTGGTATCAAAGATCAGTCTTGGGCTAATGCTGTACGCATACCTGTAGCATATGCAGCTGGTGGTGCAGCCGATGTAGCTGGTACAGCTTTATTTGCTGGTACATTACCATCTGCGGCAGCAGTGGGTAGTGCTGCAGCTGGAGGAGCTGCTTTAGGTGCAGTGGGTTATGGATCATATAAACTTGGTGAATATCTTGGAGACAAGACAGGTTTACAGGATTGGCTTGGCAATAAAATTGGTGGAGCTGCTGAACTAAATACAGCTAAAACAGGTGTACGTGGTGGTGATCCCAACATAAATATTAAAAATGCTGCTGAAGATGCCGAAGAAGAAGCTAAATTAAAACGAGCAAAAGACATTGAAGCAAAAGCTAATAAAATGTCTGGTAAACCTACTGCTGTTCCTGCAGGACAAATGGAATATAATGATGCAGAGCTTCCAGATGAATTCTTTAGTTCCCCTGAAGAAGCAGCAGCATATCGAAATCAAAGAGCAAAATAACATATGCGTAAATTAAATCCAATAATTTCTTTTATTCTTGAAGAAAGATATAATAATATATTAAATGGATTTGATAATTCTAATCAAGAAACTTTTATGTGTGAATTTTTAAATGTTCCAGCTGGTTTACTGGCAAAAGAGCTTATAGGTAGGATGATTGCTAAAACAGCTGCAGAAGTTTCTGCAGAAGCTGCGGCAAAAGCTGCTGCGGAGCGTTTGGCGCGAGATGCAGCTATTGCAGCCAGAAAAACTGAATTAGAATTAGCTCGTCAAGCTGCTGCTGCACGTAACTCAACAGCACTTCCACGGTCAACTGGTCCTACAACGGCAGAACCAGCTACAGGTCGTGGTGTAAAACCAACAGAAACTAATCCAAAGGTAGAACCAGAAACTAATCCAAAGGTAGAACCAGAAACTAATCCAAAGGTAGAACCAGAAACTAATCCAAAGGTAGAACCAGAAAC